CTGGTAAGAAAAAATCAGACAGATTTTATAGACTCTGTAAGAGAATGGGTGCTGCTGCAAGAAAAAAGGGAATGTTTGTGGATGGATTGGCACTTTGGCAAATTGTAAATTGGGGTTTCATGTACAACAGTACTGATATTACAATTAGAATTCCAGACCCTAGAGAAATGAAATTCATGAAACTCTTCAAGGTTGATGTTGTTAGAGAGCATAGTGTGTACGTCTTGGGAGAGAGTGAACAAGATGTTATTAAAAAGAGGAAAAGTTTTGATGGAAATGTATATTTTAGTGGGTGGGATAAGAAAACTCCTGTTGTTACAAACTTCCAAGTACATGATGTCACAGAAACCTTGTTTCAAACTAAAGACTCCTAAAAGAACAAAACATTAGACAAGAGTCAAAATTGATAGTATAGTGTATACCTTATAAAATAAAAAATATGTTCACAAAATCCGAAAAACATAATCCTAATTATCTTGCATCAATTGTTAAATTGAGTGGTTTGAGAAAACTGCCCAATTCTGATAGATTGCAGTGTGTAACCATTCAAGGTAACAATGTAATCACTGGACTAACAGCAAAGGATGGAGACTTGTATTGCTACTTTCCTCTAGAAAGTGCTATTAGTCCTGAATTCCTAAGCTTCTCTAATTCTTTTAGAGAACCAGAGAGAAACTCTGATAAAACCTCAAAGGGATTCTTTGAGTATCATGGCAGAGTTAGAGCACTTAGACTCAGAGGGGAAAAGAGTGAAGGTTATATTGTACCTGTTTCTGAACTTGAAAGATTTGCAAAAGAAGTCTTGTCTAAAACTATCACTATTGATAGTAGTTTCTCTGAACAAAGTTTTGATTTGTTTTTCGATACCCAACTATGTAAGAAATATATTCCAAAAGGAACCAATTCTCAGCAAGCAAGTGGTAAAAAGACAAAGGGAAATGTTAAGCGTTATGCAAGTAAATTGGTGGAAAATCAATTCCGCTTTCATGAAGACACATCCCACCTAAAAAGGGAAGTTTTTAAAATTTCCCCAGATGACCTAATCTCAATCACTGAAAAACTGCATGGATGTAATTTCATTGTTTCTAATGTTCTTGTGAAAAGAAAGCTGTCTTGGAAAGACCGTTTGGCCAAATTCCTAGGTGCAAAAGTGCAAGAAACAGAATATGGAATGTTGTATTCTAGCAGAGCAGTAATCAAAAATCATGTTATGGATGATGGTAAAGAAAACAACCATTTCTATGACTCTGATATTTGGAAAATTGTTGCTGACAAAATCTTTCCACATTTGGACACTGGAATCAGTGTTGTTGGTGAGATTGTTGGATACACTCCTAATGGCAGTGCTATTCAGAAGAAATATGACTATGGTTGTAATCAGGGTGAATTGGATTTCTGGGTGTTTAAAGTGACTTACACAAGTCCAAATGGAAATGTGTATGTGTTTAACCATCAGCAAACTGTGGACTTTTGTTCTAAATTCGGATTTAAAACTCCTAAAGAACACTACTATGGAAAAGCAAAGAATCTATTCCCAGAAATCTCTGTTGATGAACACTGGCATAGAGAATTCTTGGAAAAAATGGTGGACAAGTATCTTGAAAAGAAATGTCAAATCTGCAAAAACGATGTCTGGGCAGAGGGTGTTATTTTGAGAAAAGATTCCCCATTTGAATGGGATGCATTTAAATTGAAAAGTTTCAATTTCCTTATGCATGAGAGTGCAGAATTGGATTCTGGGGTGGTGGACCTAGAAACGGCAGAAACAGTAACAGAAGAAGAATAAAAAATAATATATGGAAACTATAGACGAAAATACACAAACAGGTCGCAAATCATTCTATGATGAAATTATCGTAGGGAAAACTGAAAAATTCATACCTAAAAAGGTGAAAAGTATTCATACTGAGATTATTGAGATTAATCCAGAAAAAGCTAGACATATTCTGAAATACTATAATAATACTAGGGATACTCCAAACCGAAAACCTTCCAAAGTGGTTGTTACAAAATATGCAACAGATATGCGTAACGGTGATTGGAAAATGACTGGTGAACCTATTCTTTTTAGTTCTAACGGTGATCTTTTGAGTGGGCAGCATAGACTATTAGCATGTATTGAAGCAGACATTCCTATTAAGTTTGTTATGACTTATGGGGTGGCAAAAGGTGCCATAGAAGCTATTGATAATGGTAAGACTCGTACTTACGGGGATGTTGCATCATTACGAGGTATCACTGATCCTATTATGACCACATCTCTAGCAAGAGCAATCATGGCATATGAATCTTCTGGTGTTTTTGATGTTAAATCTGACAAGAGGTTTCGTACCCCAGGAATCAATCAGATTACCAAAAGTCAAACTATGGCATTTATTGAGAAAAATCCAAACATTATAACATTTCTTGAAAGGTATCGAAAAAATAATGTAGTTTCTCCAGTTGTAGCAGCATTCTGCTATTGGAGGCTTAGTAAAGATAAATCTGATGTTGCAAAAAATTATTTAGATAGTGTTCTTATGGGATACGATATCCAACCTGATACTATTCAAGCATATGTCTTTAGTAAATTGCAACGCAATAGGAATGCTCTTCAAACCAAAATGAGTAAGACTGCTATTATTGCTAATATTTTTGAGGGATATCGTCGTGTTGCAGGTTATTCTAAAAGCAAGTCACTGCAAATCACTTGGGATGTTCGTAATGGTCTACCAACTATTCCCTAATAATAAACTACAATCTAATACAAAAAATGAGCAATAACACACACTATATTAGTAATGGAAACACTGTTGATGTTTCCGAAATTGAAAATATTGACACATCTCTTCCTGTTGGAATCTATGCTGTTCAGTTTAATCAATTCACAGGTTATAAATTGCATAGGAGAGAACCACTAGACATTCCTAAGAAAATTTATGGTCTTTCCAAGTTTAGCACTAGAATCCTAGACACTTACAAGAAGATGGGTAAGGGTATGGGAGTGCTTCTGAGTGGTCCAAAAGGAACAGGAAAGACTGTGGAGGCAAAGGTTACAGCAACAGAGAGTGGAATTCCAGTGATTCTCATTACAACTGGCTATGCTGATCAAGCTTTCCAAGATTTCTTGGATAGGATTAAAACACCATGTGTTATTCTTATTGATGAGTTTGAAAAATTGTACTATGATGAAGCTCATAGAAACTTTTTCCTAAGCATTATGGATGGTGTTGGCAAGAGTAGGCACTTGTTTATCCTAACAAGCAATATGAGTAATATTGGAACCTATTTCTCATCAAGACCTGGGAGAGTTCGCTATCACAAGGAATATGATTTCCTTTCAGAGGAACTTATCAGAGAAATTGTGTATGATAAAATTGCAAACAAGGAAAAGGCAGAGATTATTAGTCAACAACTAAGTATCCTACCTTGTTTGAGTGTTGATTCTCTTGTTTGTATGTTGGATGAGTGCAACATGTATGATGAAGTTCCTAGGGATTTTGAAGCATTCTTCAACTTTAAAGTGGAACTTCCTAGTATGTATGATATCACTTTCACAATTCCTTTTCACAAAGCAAAATCTGGATTGAGTTCTGTTGAGAATGAGGAGGCTTCTGATATCATTGACTCTGTTACTCACAATTACTACTATGATGAGGAGAGGTTTAATGCATTGTGTAATACAAGTATGAGAGAATTTAAGGCACAGTATTCTAGACCTTTCAGAGTTGGTAATGGTCAAAAGGATTCATACTTTAGATTTGAAACTGTTGGATATTCTCCTGCACAACCTGGAGAAACTAGAGAAATGTCTAGAACACTTTTTTTCGAAAGTAGAAATGTTGTAGACCATACAGTATCCAGAAAAGGTTTTTCTATGATTACTGACACTGGAGTAACTGTAAAGGCAATTGTTAATAACCTATCCTTTAAAGGAGGCTTTGGTGGGAATGATTTCTGACTTAAACTCATCTCTGGAACACATTTCTCCTTGGAATGTGTTCCAGAGCCTAAAAGGGTTTTTTGATAGAGGGGAATATGGAAGATACAGAACACCAGATGGTGGTATCTTCACACTAAAGGAGAATAGCGAGATTTCAGACTTGCTATCTGTTCAAAGTCAGTGTATCTGTACATACATCTTTACTCTCAAATGAAACCAGAAATTACAATAGAACTTCTCCTAGAAAAGTTTTCAGATACTTCAAAATATCTGTTCCTTACAGCATACAATATTGCTAAAGAGGCTCATCAATACCAGAAGAGGAAAAATGATGAGCCTTACATGAGTCATGTGGATGCTGTTATTCTAGGAACATACCTTTCAGCAGTTGAAATATATTCTAGCGTTGAAATTGATGCCTTAATATCTATTGCAGCACTACATGATGTAATAGAAGATCATGGAGAAAAATACAGCAGGGATTATATTCTCAAAGAATTATTAAAATCTCTACCAGATGACTATCCATTTTTCGCACATGTAAACAACATTGTTGTTGCAGTTGTAACATTAACAAAACTTCCAAAAGAATACGGGGAACCCTATGATGAATATGTTTTTAGGGTAAAGAATAACCGTAGAGCAAGCTTTGTTAAAAAAGAAGACTTAAAACATAATATGTCAGATTTACCATATGGAAATCTTCTCCAAAAATATCAACTCACCCTGTTTTTCTTAAACAATTAAACTATGAACTATCCAGAAATAAATCCAAAAATGCTTAACAATCAAGAGCACAGAGAAGCTGCTCAATTGGAAATGAGAGCATTTGTAATGCAGAGATTGGCCAAAATTGATCAGAAACATGCTGACAACTATAACCACATTCTTACTGTGATTATGGACGATTTAGCCCAAAGGGGTATATTTGCTACAGTTATGGCAGAACTGCCAGCAATTAACAAGGATGGTGATGATGATGGTAATGGTGATAAAAAAGGTTTTTACAACTTTAATAATATGGAAAAGTTTGTAAACTGGGAAACTGGGAAACCAGATTTCTCTAGTTTGGTGGATATCACTAAAAGAAATCTACTAATGATAAAAAACTTTGTTGACTGGTTTGCATCCATGACTGTAGGTGGTTCTGAAAAAAGTCTTGAAAAAACTATGAGTTCAATGTATTACCAGTACTTGGCAGCATTACATTTGGTAAAAACCGGAGAATTATCTCCATCCATTCTAGAAATTATCCATAAAAAAAGTGAATAGAAAATTTAAAGTACCAAAGAAAAGTATAGTTCTTGTTGGAGATATCCATGGAGAATTTAAGACTCTATCACACCTGATATCACAAGTTTATAAACTTGAAAATACCTACATTATTCAGGTTGGTGATTTTGGAGTAGGTTTCTATAGGGAAAATTACTACAAGACTCTATTTGAGACTCTAAATTATAATTTAGAGAAAAATAACAATCACTTGTTTGCTATTAGAGGAAATCATGATGATCCAGAGTGGTTTGCTAAAACTAAAAATCCATTTGGATATAAAAACATCACTCTCTTAGAAGATTATTCAGAACTAGAATTATTAGGAAAGAAAATACTTCTCATTGGTGGTGCTGTGAGCATAGACAGAGAGGATAGGCAAATTAATGAGAAAAAGACTCATAGTGTTTCATATTGGAAAGATGAAGTTTTTAAACTCAAACCAGACTTTCAGTATCAGAAATATGACTTGGTTGTAACTCATACTAGGCCAGAGTGTTGTGGACACTACAAGGGATTCGACAACATTAGAGAATACATCAGAGAAGATTTCACACTCAAGGATGATCTTATACAAGAATCTAAGATTGTTAATGTTGTTTATGAGAATACTAAACCTCCAGTTTGGGTATATGGTCATTTTCATGAGAGTATTAATAATAAATTTGAAAATACCACTTTTAGATGCTTGAATATTAATGAATTCTGGGGATATTATACACAAGAAAAGAGCTTGCTTTCTAGTTAAGAGGGGTTATACTTTATTATGAGAACATCATTAAAATATCTCCTGGTTGGAACATTGTTCTTTGCTTCTGTTTTTCAATTAGGTCTAAGCATCAAAGACTTTAGTAGCAGTGCTCCAGTTTCAACAGAAACACCCCTTAAATCGCCCTTGGATGCAACTATGGTTGAGATTAGCAGATTGCCTGATGGCTCTCTTAAAAGCAACCTCTCTGCTGTTTTAGGAGCAGAATTTGCAAACAGTAGTGATGAATTAAATGAAATTTTACAAGCATATGCTGTGATGAAATTAAAAGAACTTAAAAAAGAAAACCCACAAAAACAAATCTATGGAAATAAACCCAACGAACTTTAGTATTAGAGGAGTAGTCTGGAACAGATCAAACAAAAATGTCAATTATGGACAAACAGGAGTAGTTTCTTTTGAAACACCACCAGAGAGAGTCTTACAAAAAGACTCTAGTGTAACCTTCCTATCAGATTCAGGAGTATGCTCAACAGTGAAAATGGGAGACTTGTGGTTTGATGTGATGGATTACTATAATGGATTGGAAAGCAATTGAATAAAAATTATGGCTACTATAAGAAAAAATCCATCAACCCTAATGAAGGAAAGATTGGAGAAAGCTGCTAGTGTTCTTGAAATTATTGCATCTGGAAAATACCAAGATTGGGAGTGTTATGAATTGGCAAGAAAAACTCTTAGAGAGATTGTTCCATCTAAAAGAAATGTTGTTGAGGAAAATAATAAAAAATCCAAGTCATTTCAAACCTTCATGAGATGTTAATATGAAAGAAGATTTTCAAAAACCAGATAAGACATGGAAAAGGTGGATATCCAATTGCTTAATAAAGGTTCACTATAGCCAACTAGGATGGTGGATTGTGGATAATAACGGATATAAAAATAATCTACCACTATCATACTGTTTTGTGGAAAGTAATGGTTATACTGTTAGAAGAATCACCCTTTTCAAATTTTGTGTAGAATGGGGATTTAGTAAAATGGAGAAAATGATTGACTTGCCCCTAGAAATACGTTAATGTTCCCAATGAAAAAGTCACTACTATTCTTATCACTAATAACCTTGGCAAGTTGCCAAACAAGCCAAAAGCAAGAGAATCCAGACACAGTTTCTAGCAATGCCAGAGTAAATCTGGATGCTGGTATAGGTGCAGATAAAGTTGTTGATGGTTATGAATTGAATGCTCATGCAAATCCCACAATCTTTGGATTTATGCCCTATGGAAGCTTTCAACTAGGATTTAAAAAAGTCTCAAATGAACCAGAATTACAGCTTCCTATGGTAGTTGTAGAAGAAAAATCAGCAAAGTAAAAATATGAACTCTATCCTAGAATGGTTATCATCACAACACAGCTTAACACTAAGTGGATGGGTTTGGGTTGTTTTAACATGTCTGGGTGGTTTTCTGGGCATTATGTTAGTAGGTCTATCAATGATAGCAAAATTTGCTGGAGATTTTATTGATGCATTTACTAGAAGATAGTATATAGTATGATACAAGAAATAAACAAGGATATATTATCAGTAGAGTGTGGTCTAATCTGCCAACAGACAAACTGTATAGGAGCAATTGGTGGACTTGCAGGAGCAATTGCTAGGAAATGGGAGAATGCTGCTAATGAATATCTATCTCTAGTAGATAAGAATAAAGGAGAGGAATGGAACTTGCTAGGAAATTATCAAACTATTAGAGTTGGTCAGAATTTAAGAGTTTTAAATATTTTTGGACAATATGACATTTGCTCACATGAAAGAAGAACAGAATATGGCTCCTTAAAGAATGCACTCCAACAAATTGAAATTTTTCAATTTCTAGGAGATGATGTTTCCCTAGAGTTTTTCTTTACAGGAGATGAAAAGGTGACAAATTTTATAACAGATGTTTATATTCCATATGGAATTGGTTGTGGTTTGGGTGGTGGAGATTGGAAGATTGTTTCTGGTATTATAAATGATGTTTTTAAAAATTCCAGTAAAAACTTATACATTTGTAAAATATGAAAAAATCGTCAAAAGAAATAAAACCAAAAAAGAACTTGTTTAGAGTGGATATAAATCTAAGCTACTTATTTTTAACAGAACAAGAGACTTTGGGACAAGATCATGTTTTGGCATGGCTCAATAGTATGCATTCTGGAGAATTGGACACAGGGGATTCTTATACCATCCAGAGAGTAGAAGATTGTGAAGATATTAGTGATTTTAGTGAAGACTATAATGTGTATACAGATATTGAAGAAGAGGACAATCTAGCAGTGTGTGAATTGATAAAAGAGTTAAATCTGGATGTTAGTGGTTTAATTCAAAGATTAAAGAAGTTAGGATATTCAATCACAAAAAAGTAAAAAAGATGTTGACTCTACTAAAGGCATAGAGTAAACTATCTGCTCAAAGGACTAAAAATTATGTTTACAACTAAAAAAACAGCACTATTCGACAACACACCAACTAAAAAGAAGAACCCTCTTAAGGCAGCATCTTCTGAAATCACTCCAATCTTTGTTGCAAAGGCAATGAAAAAGGCTGTAACAACCCGTTCAGGCAATGGAGCAGTTAAGTTGAGTTCCACTCTTAATGACTTTGTTGACCAATTTGGTAAACTTGGAACTTACAAGGCACCTCGTTCCTTTTCTGAAATTGAAAAGGACTGTGAAACTCTCTGGGCAAATGACAAGCTCACTGCAACCAAGTTCATGGGTTATCTCAGAACAGTTACCAGAAAGGTGAATCTTCCTGATGGTTCTATTACTCAAGAACCACAAAAGGGTGGAGAACTTAAGTACGAACCAATCATGAGAATGATTTGGCTCTCTCAAAAATCTCCAGAAATCTTTTGGAAGAATATTGGATTGTTTGTTTCCCTTGGAAGCTGGCATGATGTGTTTTCAATGCTTCAATATGATTTGGTTTACAATGGTTGGAATGATCGCAAACTAGACTGGAAGCAGTTTGGTGACTTGATTCTCACAGCACTCTCAACAGAAAGTGTTTCCAATCTTGTGAAGAAATATCTTCCACAAATCAAATCACGTTCTGCATGTAAAACTGTAGAATCACAAGCAAACTGTATGATTGCTAAATGGATTTGTAGTCTCTTGTTTGGTTCAAAAGAATCTAGCTTCAACTACAAACTCTACCGTAAGCTCAAGAATACTGGAACAGCACATGAATGGCAAAAGCTTATCAGTCAACAAAAGTTTGATAAGATTGAATTCGATAAGATTCATGGTCGTGCATTAAATCTTCTTGTTCGTAGCAAATTTTTGAAAAATCAGAATTTGTCAGACAAATATTCCAAGTGGGTGGGTGATCCTAAGACCTCTGTAAAGTACACTGGTTTTGTTCATGAACTCTTTAGCAATCTTCCATACAATTTGTCAGGTTTGCAACAGCATGAACAAACCACTATCAACAAGCAGTTTGAAACTCTTGTGGAAAAGGCAACTAGTGAACAAAAAGAAAATCAAACCAACTTTATTGTTGTGCGTGATACAAGTTCAAGCATGAATTCCCTTGCACATGGTACAACCATGAGTTGTAACAAAATTGGAAAGGCTCTTGCACTCTACTTTAGTGCTTTCCTAAAGGGTAAGTTTTCAAACAGTTTTATTGAATTCAATAGCACTGCAAAAATGCATACTTGGAAAGGTAGCACTCCACTTGAAAAATGGTATAATGATCATGCTGGTTACATTGGTGGAACAGACTTCCAAAGTGTTATCAGATTGTTCACAGAAATCAAGGCTAGTGGTGTGCCAGAAAGTGAATTTCCTACAGGAATTCTCTGCATTAGTGATAGTGAATTTAATCCAGTTCAACTCAACCAAACCAATGTAGATGCAGCAAGAAAAACTCTCCTATATGGAGGTTTTAGTAAAGAATTTGTGAACAAGTTCCAGATTGTTCTTTGGAATCTTCAAAGCAACTACTATGGTAGAGGAACAGGTGAGAAGTTTGAAACTACTGCTGATGAAAAAGGTGTATTCTATTTTTCAGGCTATAGTGCAAGTGTTATCACATTCCTCACAGGTTATGAAGCTTTGACACCAACACAAGTGTTTGATAATGCCATGAATCAAGAGATTCTTAGTATGTTCTCACTCTAGTAATTTGGAGAGGCTGTTCTCCAAAAAAGAACAGCCTCTCTTTTTTTCAAAAATCCCTTGACTATAACTCACAGTAGAGTAAATTAAAGGGTACACAGAATCACAGACAGCAAACAATAATCATTTGTCTCTTAAACAAAAACGATAAAAAGTGTGATTCGAACTTGACTACTATCAGTTAGTAGTGTAAATTAAAGGGTTAACAGGAAGGCAGACAGCAAACAAAACTTTTTTTATTATTGAAAACAAAAAAACAAAGTGCTTTCCGATAAGAAGACAATCAGCAATTAAACTTTTTTTTGGTAAAAAAACAATTCGTCTTCTGATATAAGATTAAACACAGCATCCAATTAGCAAAACCATATTAAGGTCGTGACAGGGTGTTCGAATCCCCTCAGTGATACCATTCTAAAAACAAATATCACTGTCGTCTAGCGGTTAGGACACGAAAAACGCAAAAACATTTAATCTGATAAGGTTTATTACAGCAAAATTAAACGTTAAGTTCAATTCTTAAATTCCCCACCATTTTTTTAAATGGGGAATTAGCCGAGAGGATCGGGTAAACCTGAAAAAAGTAACATACAGCAATTCAATATTTTTTACTTGAAATAAAAGCCACTGTGGTTCGAATCCATGGAGAGTTTACCGTCTAATTGGTAGAGGCCAAAAACGGTTAGTTACTTGACAAGAACACATACTGCAAATTACATAATTTCGTCCAAATTGAAACGAAGGGTTCGACTCCCCCGTATTAGGCAAGTGGTTGCCGAAAATTGTGTTCTGAATATAAGATTACTTTCTGCAAATTAATAGGATTAATTTGTTTTTTAATTAGAACAATAAGCACAGTTCAAACCTGTGGAACATAGTAATCTGATATTACAATAATTCTTGTACAGTTCCGTATAACTTTAACGGATTTGAAAGTGGAGTCCAATTTACTATTTGGTTACTCATAACAGGCTTACCTCCCCTGCTTCTATCAACAGCAATTGTAACATGAGGGGTCTTGTTGTCAGTAGCACCATCAACCTTCACAGCAACCACAACACCCTCTCCTAGAGAGCCTACATGAGAGGCAGTGAGGCACTGTGCATCTCCAAGAGTACTCTCATACTGAGTGCCTTTCAAGCTTCCCATTTTGATAGTCATGTGGTGTGCTACGATTTCATGTTGATCTGTTAATAGGTTTGCTACTTCTGGCAACTCTAGCAATGCCTGATGACTGCCACTGTCCAGCACCACAGCACTATATCTAACAGCCTTTTTGTTCTCTAAAAATTGTTTGAACCTCACTAGCTTATTTATTGACAATCACCTCAAATGTTATACATTATAGTGCATGAAAACAGAAGTTATATCCAATCCCCTACTCTTAAGTGAAGATATGAACACCAGCACCATGAGCATGGATACTGCTGGTATTGGCATGGCAACACTGTTTTTGAGAGATAAAATCTATTCTAATAAAATTGGGGCTGTTGTTAGAGAGTATACTAGTAATGCTGCTGATGAGCATAAAAAGCATAATATTGAAATTCCTGTTAAAGTTTCTCTAACAGATGACACTTTTTCTGTAAGAGATTATGCACTAGGTTTGGATGACAATGGTATTAGGAATATCTTTGGAATGTATTTTAAAAGTACAAAAAGTAATGACAATAGCCAAATTGGGGGATTTGGTATTGGTAGTAAAAGTGGACACTGCTACACAGACACTTTCTATGTAAAAAGTTATCACAATGGAGTGTGCACACTATATGCATGTGCACTAGGTGGAAAGGGTGGTGTTCCTGTTGGACAAATTATTGAAATTGAACAATCCGAAACAACAGAAACTGGTTTGGAAGTTTTCATGAACATAAACCCTAGTGATAGACATAAATTTTTCACAGAGATTAGAAAATTTGTAGACACATCAAATCAAAAAATCGAATTTCACTATTCTGATATTGTTGATGGAACCGTTACAGATGTTGTGAAAGTTCCCTTGGAGCCAGAGAGTGTGGAACAACATGGAGACTATGTTTTTAAAATTTACGATTTCAAAAACTCACGTAACCACTATAATTATGGTTGTGATGGCAATCATTCACTCATATGTAAAATGGGAGATGTTGTGTATCCACCACCAAGCTCCAGCATCTTGGGCATTAAATATGATAGAAAAACAGAGTTTGGGAAATTGATGGTTGTGGAAATTCCTATTGGAAAATTATCTCTTCCTATCAGCAGAGAAAAATTTGAAGACACTGCTAGTAATCTTGCAGTTTTTGAAGAAATCACTAAAATTGACTATGATATTTATCAGAGAGGACTTGATGAATTAGAAACACTATCTCTTAGAGATGCGGTGGAAATGGGCAACAGTGATCCAATTGTCTATAGAGATTCTACCAGACATGTCAGAGATAGTAAGAATTACTATGTTTATCCAACAAAAATTGCATTTAAACACTACCATGATGGTGGTTTCACATTCATTAAAGGCACACTACTAAATGATGAAACTTCTTTTGAAAAAATGGGAGACAAATATCTAGTGGCTATTATTCCAAATAATAAATATTCTGGAAATTGGATATCCAGATTGAGTGAAGCTGCAAAAAGCAACAGTAAAAAGTACTACTATTGTGTAGAGTCTTGCTGGGATAGATTCACAAGTGAGTTTAAACTTGAATTTGACGAATTGTTTGAAATTAAACCTGTAAGAGATAAAATTTTTGCTGTGCCTCCAATGAAAAGAGAAAAGGTGGATGGTGAGAAATATTATAATGTGTACAACACATATGGCTATGGTAGAGATGCTACTAGACCATACAATGCAAGTCCTTTGGATATACACAACTTGATATGTGGTAAAAATTTACAAGAGGAAGATGATGTTAAAACCTATATTGAAAAAATCGCCAAGGAATCTTCTGATGTTTCTAAATTAGAGAAGGTTTCTATTACTCTTGTTAAACCTGGGCAGGATGCACCTGTTGGATGTTGGACAAGAAGCATCAAAATGTTTAATCTTATGCTGGAACTAGGCTGGTATGATGCTGATGGAAAAGCACTTAGAGATGACTGTGATGCTATTAGAGAGAGATATAGACTAGCAGAAAAGGACCGTAGGTTGAAAAACTTATCCAATGTAAGCATTTTACCAAGCAGTGTTAGAATGAAATTAGAGAGTTTCATGCACAAAAAACCCAAAAATGTATCAAGAGTTAGAAAGGTTCTTGATTCTCTTGGGAGTGAAGATTCCTTTAGAGGAGTGGTTTGGGGTGCAGTGAATAAACAAGGAATTTCCTTGGATAGAAACAGAATTAGAGCAATTCTTAAATTGACAGAAGTATAAACATAGAGTAACTTAAACTCACAATATACAAAAACATGAAATACTTTATTAACAAAAACGCAATCACTCTCTTTTTCAAAGGAGAAAATCCCCTTACTATTCAAAGTGATGATGCTAGATACAACAAAATTCTAACAACTTTTGAAAATCCGTTGGATAAGCAAGAGGCTTTGGTTAGAGCTATCTTAGCAAGAAATGTTGAAAAGATAGAGGAGCCTCTTCAAATTGAAGAATTCTTATTTTCAACAGATGGTTCAGTCTCTTACAAGGGTGAAGATTTGCCAGATGTTCTTGCAAGGAAATTGCACAGCATTAGAAATGATGATGTTAGTGTGAATCTTTTCATTCCTTTCTGGGAAAACTTGTCTCTCAATCCATCACGTTCATCAGTTGAACAACTCTTTGACTTTTTAAATGTTAGAGAATTACCAACCACAGAGGATGGGTGTTTCCTAGCATACAAGGGTGTTGGCTCTGATTTCTACAGTGTAACTGCTAATGAGAAAACCAAAGTAATCAGAGGAAAGGTAAAGGATGGTAGGATTTACAATGGTGTGGGTGAAATTATCGAAGTTCTTAGAAGGGACGTTGATGATGATAGAGCTAATGAATGTTCCTATGGATTACATATTGGCAGTTTGAGCTATGCAAAAAGATTTGCATCTAATGTGGTTGTGGTAAAAGTGAATCCAAAAAATGTTGTTAGTGTTCCAAAGGATGCCAACTGTCAGAAATGCAGAGTTTGTGAATACGAGGTTGTTGGTCTTTTCAAAGAGGAAATTGTTGCACCAGTTGTTGATAAGAATAGTAAGCCTATTCAAAATGAAAAACTAACTGAATTGGACCAAACCTTTGAAAGAATTTCAAAATATCTTGATAAGAAAAAGGGTCAAGGTGTTGAATCAGTAAAGATCAGACAAATCCAAAATATTTTCAGAAAATCTCCAAGTACTAATGTGGTTTTTGCTGTGCTTTCCAAATTAAACTACAAATTGATGGAAGATGAATCTGGTTTCCATGTGATTCTTTAACAAGAAATATCGGAAAAAATATTTTCACTGAAAAAGGGAAATCTACCAAGATTTCCCTTTTTTAATAGTAGATTTTAGGTTTTTCTGTGTTATGTTAAATGTGCCAGAGGAGGGTAAATACTAGACGCACATGGAAAATTTAAAATCACAACAGGAAGAACAACACTCAATATTTAAAGAACAGATAAGCAGAAAACCAAACAGATATCCTTGGACAGAACAATTTATAGAAGCTATGCACAATGGCTTTTGGACAGATAAGGAATTTAGTTTTAAATCAGACTTACAATTTTTCAAAGTATCCCTAACAGAACAAGAGAGAGAATGTATAGTTAGAACATTAAGTGCTATTGGACAGATAGAGGTTGCTGTAAAGACTTTCTGGGCAAAGCTAGGAGACAACTTACCACATCCAAGTTTGCAAGATTTAGGTTATGTTATGGCTAATGTGGAAGTGATTCATAACAGTGCATATGAAAGACTAATAAGTGTGCTTGAATTGGAGCATGTATTTGAGGAAAATCTCAAATTGGATTTTATTCAAGGAAGAGTTAAATATCTCCGAAAATACACTCACCGTTTCTATAAGGACTCTAAAAAACAGTACTTGTATGCATTGATACTATTCACACTGTTTGTGGAAAATGTAAGCTTGTTTAGTCAGTTCTATATTATTAATTGGTTTGGTCGTTTTAAAAACGGCATGAAGGATACTGATCAACAGGTAAAATATACTAGAAACGAAGAAAATATTCATGCACTGGTAGGCATAAAAATAATTAATACTATTAGAGAAGAACATCCTGAACTCTTTGATGATGAATTGGAAGATAGAATAGCACAAGAGGCACAAGAAGCACTCAAGGCAGAGAGCAAGATTGTTCATTGGATGGTTAATGGACTGGATGAGAATGAACTATCTGAACCTATTCTAGTAGAACTTATTAAAAAAAGAATTAACGATTCTTTAAAAGAGATTGGATTTAAACAAGTTTTTGTGTTAGATTCCTCTCTTACTCAAAAACTCTTATGGTTTGAAGAAGAATTGCTTGGCAATAATATGGCAGACTTTTTCCACAGCAGACCAACAGAATACTCTAAAAAAGATCAAAGCTTTGATGAAGATGACTTGTTTTAAAAATTAAATTTATGAATAGAAAAAAATATTATTGGTTGAATGATGACTCTAGAAAGTTTCTAAGTCGTGGATATCTACTATCTGGAGAAACACCAGAGGGTAGAATAAAAGAGATTGCTGATACAGCAGAAACAATTTTAGGTATACAAGGGTTTTCTGAAAAGTTTGTGGATTATATGTCTAGAGGATGGTATTCTCTAAGTTCTCCAGTTTGGAGTAATTTTGGTAGAAAGAGGGGACTTCCAATCTCATGTTTTGGTAGTTTTCTAGATGATTCTATAGAGGATATAAGCACCAAACATAGTGAGGTTACAACCATGACCAAAATGGGAGGAGGAACCAGTGGATATTTTGGAAATATAAGACCTAGGGGTGCAAAAATAAGTGATGGTGGAGAGTCAACAGGAACCTGTCATTTTATGGAACTTATGAATGGTTCTACAAAATCAGCAGTTCATGAAATGGAAGAGTATGACAGAATTATGGGAGTTATATCCCAAGGCAATGTTCGCAGAGGAAGCTTTGCAGCATATCTACCTATAGAACATCCAGATATAGAAGAATTCCTAACCATCAGGGATGCTGGACACACTATACAAGAAATGAGTATAGGGGTATGTGTTAGTGATGAATTCATGAACAAAGTTGTTGATGGTGACAAAGAGGCTAGAAGAATATGGGGTAAGGTTATCAAGAAAAGATTTGAAACGGGATATCCATATATTTTCTTTACTGACAATGCTAATGAGGGAGCACCACAAGTTTATAAAGATAAGGGAATGAAAATACATCATTCTAATCTTTGTTCAGAAATAATGCTTCCTAATAGTGTTGATGAAAGTTTTGTATGTGACCTCTCATCACTGAATGCTGAATTGTATGATGAGTGGAAAGATACTGATGCTGTAAAAATTCTAGTATTCTTTTTGGATGCTGTTATGTCAGAATTTATTGAAAAGACAGAACATACCAAATTCATGGAGGCATCAAGAAAGTTTGCAGTTAACCACAGAGCACTAGGAGTTGGTATTTTAGGCTGGCACAGCTATCTTCAAAGCAAAATGATTCCATTTGAGGGATTTGAGTCTAATATTATAAATGATAATATGTGGAAAACTATCAGAGAGAGTGCTGACCTTGCAACATGTGAGTTGGCAACTCTTCTTGGAGAGCCTCCTCTTTTAAAGGGCTATGGCAGACGCAACACAACCACACTAGCTGTTGCACCAACAACATCAAGTTCGTTCATCCTAGGGCAAGTATCACCCTCTATAGAGCCTCTTAACAGCAACTACTTTGTTAAAGATTTGGCAAAGGGTAAGTTTACATATAGAAATCCTCACTTACAGGTTCTTTTAGAATCTAAAGAAAAGAATGATGAGGAAACTTGGAGAAAGATATTGGTTGATGGTGGCAGTGTTCAGTCCTTAAGTTTTCTCAGTGATCATGAGAAGAATGTATTCAAGACATTTGGAGAAATTTCTCAAATGGAAATAGTGATTCAAGCAGCAACAAGACAAAAGAGAATTGATCAGGGACAAAGTTTGAATATAATGGTGCCTATAGGAACAAAACTCAAAGAGGTTAATGCTTTAATAATCTTTGCATGGAAGAATAAAGTGAAAGCCTTATACTACCAGAGGGGTTCAAATCCCTCACAAGCACTAGCAAGAAATATAATGACTTGTACAACATGTGAAGGATAAACATTGACACTTCTATAATCAGTTGTATAGTGTGTTATGTTCTATGAAATTGCAATAGCAGATGCCTATGGCCAAGCCTTTGAGTTTATTAAAAACCCAAAGGAAAGTGGTTTGAAAGTTCTCGCCACATTGGAAGAATGACATTATGAGTGACCAACACGTAACACCGAATTTTTTAGTGATAGGAAGTGGATATGTTCCAGACTATTTTAAAAAAATACCAAATGAATTTTTGGTTGTTCCTAAGCAACCAATTCAAGAACTGATTCCACTTATAAAACAGTGTAAAACAGTTGTTAATGCCTATGAGATTATAGAGGGCAGCACCCAAGATTTACTAAAGGAAAACTATCTATTTGTTCAAGAGTTGTATATTGCTTGCTTTGAAAGTGGTAAAAAACTAATTCACCTTTCAACAGCAAATTTATACAATGATTTTGATTGGGATAAGAATGTTGAAACTAATAAAAACTTAAATCTAAGTTCAGATTATTTGATTTCAAAAAGAATAGCAGAGAGAGTTTTAGAATCCACAGATTCTATTATATTGAGAATTAAAAACCCTTTTGATGGAACTAATCACTGTGACAACTGGTTGGTTAAAGCATTGAACAGAAAAAAAGTATCAAATTGGATAGACACTCATACCTATCTACCAGACCTTAAAAAAGCTTGTATTGAACTGCCTAGTAAAGTAGGATCGGGTTTGTATAATTTTGTACAAACAAAGAGTGGTTCTGACTTGTTTTATTTCAACACAGTTTTAAAATTACCAAAGTATAAGAAATATAATGTTTCTTGGAAAAAGAACAAGAAGTTGGATTCTAATGATGATCTATTATACATTCATGCAGATGTGAACAATACCCAAATTCAGCAATACTTGGAGTTGACTGATGCTGTTGCTGCTGTTATGTTAAGTTGGTCAATGTTGCAAGGAGAACTTGACCAGAGTCTCTACTCATAATAGGTAGAGATGTGAGAGTAACAAAAGATATAACCAGTCAAATATTTAAACCTATGAACGAAATTCTAGTTGAAATGAATCCACTATTGGCCAATAGTCTAGAACCATCTCTAGATGATATTTTGCTGGGATATGCCTCCGTATTTCCCCTGTTCAAAACAGACTATTTGATTAATAAACTGTACAAGATGACTATCAGGTTTCAAACATCAGACTATTTTTTCGTAGAAATGAGAGAAAATGCTGCACTAAAATCTATTCAAAAAAAGAATGAGAAGAAAAGATCAGACAATGCAGAAAAGGCTGTAAAGTCATATGCTCCTGCATTTCACAAATTCAATTCAAGTCCAACATGCTTGGATCAAGATTCTGATGGGAAACGTATTCGTGAAACTATAAACTTGTCAAAAGATAGAAACATTTCAAGACATTTCAAATGAAACTAACATCAGGAACATACTATATAGCTGGACCCATGACAGGACACCCAGATTTTAACTACCCTGCATTCTTTGCAAAAGAAAAAGAAATTCTTGCTAATGCACCACCACCAACCATTGTATTGAATCCTGCTAAAATAGCAAGTGGGGACACTACTAAAGAATATGCCTTCTATATCAAAGAAAGTTTAGCTCTTTTAGAAAAGGCTAGTGCTGTGGTTTTCTTAGAAGGTTGGAAAGCTAGTAAGGGAGCAAGATTAGAAGCAGCATATGCAATAGCACTAGATTTGGATACGTATGATCATGAGTTGAACCCTATAGAAATGGGAATTGATCAATTTGCAGATGAGCAAATTGAATCACTGGTTGAGAAAAGACAGAGCCAATATGGACATCCATTTGCTAACTTTACAGAGGTTGGAAGAATCTGGGGTGCTATATTAGGAATCAAAGATATTGATCCTGAAAAAGTGGCTCTTATGATGGTTGGATTAAAAATCAGTAGAGAGAATTTTCAGCATCTTGATGATAATATCAAGGATGGTGCAGGTTATTTTAGAACAATCAATACTATTAGAAAACATAAGGAAGAGATTGTTCTTTCAGCAATGAAAAAATTCGGTAACTGTTAATGGGAAATTCAGATAAGATCGGACAGAGATAAGAAAATATATTAGTATGAGCACTTTAAACATTAAAAAGTTAACAGAAACAGCCAAAATTCCAACAAAGGCATACCCAACAGATTTGGGTTATGACTTGTATGCAGATGAAACTGTTGAGATATGGTATATGGATACTGTTAAAATTAAAACAGGAATTGCTGTTGGATTTCCAGAAGGGTGGGGTGGTTTTATAATGGACAGAAGCAGCATGGCAAGCAAACGTCTCGTTGTTTCTGGCGGTGTGATAGATCAGTCTTATATAGGAGAATTGAGTATCATCATGACTTATACAGATGCTAATCCTACAATTAAAGATGGTGAAAATAGTAAATATAATAAAATTACTATAAAAAAGGGGGATAAAATTGCACAACTTGTGCCTATTCCAGTAACAAACTTCCTAATTGTGGAAGTTTCTGATTTAGAATCCTCTGAGAGAGGGGAGAGGGGATTTGGTAGTAGTGACGAAATAATTTAAGCTTAAAAGAAATAAAAACACAGCATCAAAAATAAATACTTTGATGGACTGCCGCCTTCTACCTGAATATAAACTAGATGATGTTGGGGATATCAAAACCCTATCTCAGATATACCCTCAAAATGTGAGAGATTTAGAAATTCCCAAAGTTTGGGCGAAAACCAAAGGAAGAGGAGTTGTAGTAGCAGTCTTGGATACTGGATGTCCTGTTAATCATCCAGACCTTATACCAAACATAGACCTTTCCAAGTGTAGAAGTTTCGTAGATGGTGAGGATATTTTTGATACTCATGTGGGGCACTCTACACACTGTAGTGGAACCATAGGTGCTGTTGATAACACAGAAGGTATTGTTGGAATTGCCCCAGAAGTAACCATAATAACAGTTAAAGTTTTAGATAAAAATGGTTCTAATAGAGGTGATAGTGTGGAAAGAGGACTTGAATATTGTTTAAAGATAAAGCCAGATGTTGTGAATTTGAGTTTGGGTGGTCCAAATCCAATGAGCACAACCCATTCCCTAATAAAAAGACTTGTTGCTGCTAACATACCAGTTGTTTGCAGTGCAGGAAACAATGGAACAGAGAATGTATTATATCCTGCAAGATATGAGGAGTGTATAGCTGTTGGTTCTTATTCAAACAGTCTCATAAAGGATAGAAGTTTATTCTCATCATGGGGAGAGAGTTTGGACATAATGGCTCCTGGTGAACAAATATTAAGCACATTCTTAAATGGTTCATATGCTGTTATGAGTGGAACTTCCATGGCAGCACCAGCAGTAGCAGCAGTTATTGCATTAATAATTTCTTATAACAGAAAGCAAGAAAGAAACTTAACAGTTGACCAAATAAAAAATCTGCTGTATAGTACTGCTATTGATGTAAAGTCTCCTGGGAAAGATGTTCACTATGGTTGGGGAATAATAAACCCAAATCCTATTTTTGTAACAAATTCAGTTCATGTTGTTAAAAAGCAGAATCCAATAGCAAAATTTTTCTCAAGACTTGCCAATTTCTTTAGATGAATATAACAGAATTTTTAACATATTTAACTGGTTGCTGTGGAATAACATTTATAATTGTTCATTCTGAGATAATGAGCATGTTAGGAATAAGACAACTATTACATAAGTCTCTCTTTTTCAAAAAGCTTACAAGTTGTTCCCTATGTACAGGAGCATGGGTTGGTGTTGCACTGTCACCAATTCCATTAGAAATTTCCAAAACTTATATATTAACAGTGGGTGCTGCATCAGCAGCAAGTTTCTTATTTGAGAGATTAACCATATTAATGGATGAAAAAATTATAAAATATGAAAAGGAAAAGAAAGACTAAAAATACAGAAACATTATCAGAGTCACACTTGGCAAACATCCTGAGTCTCTGTGATGGCTATCAAGAAGGTTTAGATGATAGTCATAAAGATACATTCAACAATATTGAAAAGGATGGTAAAACTGTGTATCCATTCATATATTTCATTACCAGAGATATTCATGGTTTTAAAGAAAGTTGTGTATTCTTGATTCCTAAAAACCAGACTATCAGTGTTGTTGATGGTAGAAAACAATTAAAATTTATATCCTAATGCTGAAAATTCTAATTGTAGTCATGTCTATGTTGTTGCTTAATCAGTGCACAACACAATACCAGAAGATAAATGGACACACTCCTTGTGTTAGCCAAACATGTTTAGCCTATCCACTTGTTTGCAAGTGTACCAAAACAAAGGTTGGGGCATGTTACTGCCCACCACCTTTAAAGTAAGTGTAGTTCTTTGATAATCTTTTTGATTTCTTTAGTAACATCACCATCAGTTGGCTCTATGTTCTGATTGAATAGTTCTATGAGATAATCTCTAATTTTATCCATAACAACTTTTATATATGGTTTATTCTTCTGTTTTTCAAACAGTGGGAATTGACTTATAAGCTTGTTACCATCAATATATTTTTTCAATCTAGCCTTTAGTTCATCTGGATTGTTTCCAAGATTTCCAACTTTAGCCTCTGCACTTTGAATTTTCCTTTGAAAATTCTCAGGATTAAAAAGAGCACTACCTCTGGATGCCTCATCACAAAATCCAACAGCTTTGAGAATTTCCCAAGATGGATCATGAATAAGACTTGTTAAAGTTTTGATGTTAAGCTCATCCAATTTATGAATAAGCATGTGCTTTGATACAGCTTGTAAAATGTGCTTCTTGTCTTGTGCATCAAGTTCATTGAATTTAAGCCTATCAAATATGTTGCCAACAATAGCAACACCAGCCCCCTCATGACCATAGTAAGTGCTATGACCATTCTTAGAGCCTCTTGTAACAGCCTTGCCAAAGTCATGAAACATGACTGCTAGGTTGATAACAGGGTCTGTGTAAGGGGATACTCTCAAGCATTCAAGAATGTGTCCTAGAACTGTGCTGCCACCCTCTGGATGGTGCTTAGGATTGTGAGTAAACCCTTCCATGTCTGTAAATTCTGGAAGAATATCATGTAAAATTCTTGTATTCTGTAATTTCTCTAGGAAGTTAGCAAGAGATGGACCAGACTTTGCAATCTTATAAAATTCTTTGGATATACTCTCTTTAGAAATAAGTTTAGGGTCCGACAAGAGGTGTTTCAATTCTACTGCTGCCTTTTCAGTTTCAGGATCAAGAGAAAAATTCATTTTTGCTGCAAACCGAAAAACTCTCAAGATTCTGGTTGCATCTTCTATGAAACGTTCCTTTGGATTCCCAACAGCACGAATAATCTTATTTTGCAAATCTTCCAAACCATTTTGGTAGTCTACAATTCTACCCCTATAGTCAATACCAAAGGAATTGATGCTGATATCTCTTCTTTTAGTATCAGTTTCAAAACTATCAACTTCTGTTGATACATTATTTTGTCTACCAGCCTCTTTTTGAGAGTCTTCTCTAAATTTTGCCAAGTCAAAGGAATAGCCCTTGTAGATGAGTGCATAAACTGGTTGATCATCATTCTTACTAATATTTCTTAGCTCAAAATGTCTAGCTAGTTGAGAGATTGGGATATTAGTAGCCATATCAACATCATCAATGTCATTACCCATAAGCAAATCTCTAGGAACACCACCAACAATATAGATTTCTCCGTTTGGAAATTTTTCCATTACTTGGCTCATGATTTCTAGAGCAACTCTCAATTCTTCTGAGTTGCTTATAGCCTTGTCCCACTTGGAACGAAAGTCTTCAAGCTTATAATTTACCGTTTCTGTGAAAAATTTTGAGAATCCTGCTGACATATCTTGTACAATACCTTATTTATACACTATAGTCAAGTTGGTATGTTTCTCCTAGCTATTAATCACAAAAAATTTCTTCTGGAATGAATTTTTTATACATGTATGCTAGTCCTGTTCCACTTGTTAATCTTATTGATGTTAGTGGTGCACTCCATACAAACCCTGCTGGGAATGACATTGCACTAAATGCACTGTTGGTTGCTGTGTATATACTTGTTCCATCAGTGTTAACATTTCTGAATACAACATTCTGAACAACAGATGCTGTGAAAAAATTTATTTGATAAAATACATGATCTGCTGGAGCTACATAGGTTCCTGCTCCTGTTAGAGGCATTTGACCATGACCACCAAAACTCAACTCTTGTGCAAAGAGTAATCTTCTTTCGTTATATCTAACACTTGTTGATGGTTGTAAATTCATACCTTTACTTATTTACATTAGCGTATTTTTTAAGCTCTTCTATAAATTGTGATCTTTTTTTGAGAACTTCTTGTTTTTTATTATTCAATTCTATTATTTTTTCTCTGTATTTTAGTGCTAGATTTACTTGATATGGATCACTAGTGTTGTTGAATCTGGCTATTGCTTTTTTAATAGATTCTATTTCTTTATCAATAGAACCTACCATATCTTCTATACTTTTGATAACATCTTTTATGTTTTTAATTTCTTTTTCTCTATCCCCTATCATTCTGTTCAATCTAATAGTATCTGATAAATCTGTTTTTTGAACATCTTGTGCTGGTGAACTATTAGCTAATGCAGCAGCAGTGGCAAGACCCAACAACCAATTTCTCTCATGTATGGTTTCCTCATATATTGTTTCTAAATCTTTCATATAGTTATTTATATAAATAACTATATGCTTTTGAATGAATTATATTCAGTACTATTTGATAGTAGTGATTTTAAATTAACACATCCAGAAAATGATAGGTGGTACAAAACAACTGACTCGTTCTTTCCAGATGCTAATCAAAGAGAACATGTTCCAGAATATGAGAGTTATGAGGATGATTGGAATGAATACATAGAAGATAGAGGATACTTGGACGAGGATGAATTGGAAAATTTTGTTGAATTTTTCCAACTAGCAAAATCTTCATATTTTAATGACAATATCATATCTCTCACAGAAGAAAAAACCACACTATGGTTAAAAAAGAATAGTAGTGATGACACTTTTGAATTTCTTGCAAGAAATTCAAGTGATTTGGTTGATGAAATCCAAAGGATGAGTGATGATGAAAAGTTAGAAATTATGGGAATTGAAGAGAAAGATTTATATATTGATGGCTGGGAAACTACAATAGGAGAATTATGTAGTTATGGTGGACCTGTGTACCACTACACCACAGAAGAGAATTGGAAGGCTATTAGAAGGGATAGGGAGATATATGGTAGTTGTGGAACAGGATTAACAAACAGAAGCTGTACTGGTGTTTTCACATCTGTTAGTCCAGAAACATATGCAACTGGTACATATGGTGATGTTTTATTAGAGATAGATTTAACAAAATTTAAGAATGAAAAAGGTATTCAAAGCCTCAATTTACAACCAGAACCGGATGTGTTGGAAAGTGCCATAAACAGTTCCTTTCTACATTCATTAAATATAGAAGACAGTTCTTACATCCCAGAGGACATGAGTCCTGAAACTGTTATAGTGGGTCATAGCATACCGCTCAAATATATAAAAAGATTATGAAATTCACAGATTTATACAAATTAATAACAGAAGACCAGAATGGTGAAATTTACATCAGGGGAGAATATTGGTTTGATGAGAATGGAAATACTATGTATGCAGATGGTGATGTTGGAGACATGAACCATGAGATGCATGTTGAACAAATGGTAACTGGTTCTATATTAAACTATTTTGGCTTAGACATGGATGAATTTAGATCACTAGAATTGTCTGAATATTATGATGATATTAAAGAAGAACTGAAAGGTGATTTAGATTTGCAGGATGAGGATGCAGAAGAAGAATTTGAGGATAGTTTTGACCATGATCCAAAACAGTTTATAGAAGATTATATAGTAAAAAATTTCAAAGAGCCTAGAGAAAAAATTTCAAAAATGTTGTATATGAGAGATGCTAGAGAATATGCAATAAAAGAGTGGAATTGGAGCAGAGTACATGGCAATAATATAGAAGTTAATAGACTAACAAAGGACCAACTAAACAGAGTTTCTAGTGGAATATGGAGTGCTCTTGATGAGGAAGGAAGCATTTTCTCGGATGAGGAGAGAGAAATTGCTGGACAAACAGACTATTATATTTCAACATACACTGGAAAATCATACACTATAAAGCTTGATGATATGGATTCTCCCGAAAATATTTCAAATTTAGAAGAGACTCCTGTTGTTCATAAACCAGGATTTTCTAATATAGATTCTTTGGATAAGTCTGCACTTAATGATTTTTATAAAGACAAGCCTATGGGAGATTCTTTTGAAACTCCATCATATTACTCTGTGATAAAATAACAACCCCTATATAAATACAAATATGAGTAAAATTAAAGCAAAAAGAATAGGAGATTTACAAAATGTGGACAATACAGATGCACACTGGGCAGCAGCATCAAAATATAACTACATTAGAATACAACTGGAAGATGGTAGAGAAGTTCCTCTACTCTTTACAGATAAAGAAATTCAAAGAGCAAAAGAAAGAGCAGAAAAAAATCCAGAAGATTTACCAAAAGTGGGATTAGTGAAAAATTTATTAGATTAATTCTCTATTTTCACTTATTATCATATCTAAGAGATGTGAGTCTATGGCTGCACTAACACCACTCCTATTACTATCTCATACACGATTCCTATCCTCCTCTGTTAGTGAATAAAGACTATTAAATGCTGATGTTCATAAATAACGTTATGTTACTAGCAACATTATCAACAACTCTAACTACAACATCGTGACTAGAATTATGTAACCTAATATTAACATCCCTAGAAAAATCTCTAATATCATTCATCATTTATTATAATTTATAATTTCGCTTTTTATATGATCACTTAGCATAAATTTACTAAGATATGGAGCATTGATCATATTGTATCTCCAAACAAAATTATCAACATTACCATCCACAGAAGCCCACATATTTGACCATAATTCACTAGTAACAGTTCTAGTAATGGCCCTTGAATTATTTTTCCCAACAGCTAGTACATACATATCTATTCATTGTTAATATATTGTCCCACAAAACCGGAAATGTTTCCTCCTACTTGCCAAAATGGAATTAATATCATAAAACTGGCAACATTTACAAATGCTTCTCCAGAAATGGTATGGTTTAAGTCATTTGATAAGTTTATTTGTATATTTTTAAAAATATGACTGCTCACCGTACATCTAATTTTATTTTTCATCTAAATTAAATTCTTTTACATGTTCTCTGATGCATTCATTAATAGAATATCTATTAAGTCTATTGGGGTTGATATTAAGTTCAATGGTTCGGTCAAGATGTGGTGTAACTTTGGCCCATATTAGAGAACGATCAATGCTCCTAGATGAAATTTTTTTAGCAACATCACCATTCTGTTTCATTAAATTTATACAAGACCAGTTTCTATTCTTTCTAGAAAACATCGCCAATTCATAATAGGTCTTATTCATTGTTGTATGCATCAATAGAGTCTTTCAAATCACTGATTAGAAAAAATTTACCCCTATGTACACCATTTTCTCTGGTACATCTTGTAATAAACATATCCTCAATATGAAAACTAGCCCATGCAGCATCCCATAAGGATCTACTCATATTGCGTACCATACCGTTTGATACGCTATTATCACACAATTTAAGTTGATTATTCATTATTTAAATTACGTACGGTTCTTATAAGATCAACACGCATACAAAGATCAGCAGTTTCTATGGTATTTTCAACAGTTTGTCCAGTATATTCCCAAACAGATTTTCTGATAGAGATTACGGTTTTTAATTTATTTAAAAGATGACTAGAATACCCACCCTTCCATAAAACTTGTCTAATAATAGTATTCATTTTTTATTTAGTTTGTGGAATTTTTGTGGGGTGATAATACTCAACTATACACCCTACAAGCCAACTTGTCAAATTTACAACAATTCTTTTATAGGCTCACTCTTGTTTCCAACAGTGAATGGTCTTCCTGCTGGACTCATCCAAACATAGTCATGTTTTATGCCTAATAGATGCCCTATAGTTGCATTCAATTCACCAATATCAACAGGTCTTTCCACAACCTTTCTACCATTCTCATCAGTTTTTCCAACAACCTTTCCACCTATATCCAATCCTCCCATTAAGCAAGAGAATGCACTAGGATGGTGATCCCTACCAGCATTTTTATTCAATCCACTATTACCGTTGGTATTTTCTGCATCAATTGTTCTTCCAAACTCTGTTGCTATCACTATTAAGGTTTCTTTTAAAAGTCCACTCTGATGTAAATCTAGGAACAGTGTTGCTAGTGCTTTATCATAGTATTCTGATTTTTTAGTCATGTTTTCAGAGATGTCATTGTGCATGTCCCATCCACCATCTCCAATTTCTACATATCTAACTCCTTTAGAAATTAATCTCTTGGCCAACAAACAACCTTGACCAAAATTACTACGTCCATAGCTGTCTCTAACTTGTGCACTCTCTTTGTTCAAGTCGAAAACATCCAAATCTTCACTTCTCAAAAGTTTCAAAGTTTCATCATACAAAACATTGTAAGAATTCACATCAGCCACTCCAAAATTGTCTCTAAAATTTCTGTCCAATGCATTCATTATGCTTAGTCTGTTATTTAAGGAACTATCACTAATAGACATTTTACTAAAACGTAAACCTTCATTAGGATTTATGATTGGTAGTGGTGTGTATTTCTTATCCAGATAACCCTCTCCAGGATGTCCATTATCACCACTTATTATAATGTTGTCTGGTATGCTGCCTTGCTGTTTTCCAAGCAAGAAACTGCTTACTGCTCCCATAGCAGGATGCACTGTAAGGCTATTCTTAGTGTAGCTGGTTCTCATCAAATACTGTCCCTGAGAGTGTGCACCAGTTTTGCTGGTCATGCCTCTTATAAGGGAGAATTTGTCACCATGTTTTGCCAATTCTTTAAAATATTCTGATACAAAGAAATCACCCTTTGTTTGAATTGGTTTAACTCCTCCCATAACAGAAGATTTCTCCTTTGGATCAAAAGAATCCAAATGACTCATACCACCATTATTGTATATGTATATCACATGTTTTGCTTTGGCAAACTTGTTTAATACTGGTTGTGAATTAGCATGTGCTGCTATGGAGATTCCAAATGTGGATAGTGCTAGTTTTTCCACAAATTCTCTTCTGGATAGTGGACATGTTAGGTTTAATTGTTTTTTCATAATTATATTCTGAACAGAAATTCTCTGGAATTGATTAGTGCCCATACCAAATCAGCTAAATCTGTTTTTAGTATCAGTGCTCTCTCTTCAACATTTGCAGGTCTGCCCAAGATGCTCAAAAAGATTGAATCTTTCTGGGAATTCTTAGAGAATGACTGAAATATTTGGGATTTTTTATCCAACAGCAATTCCATAACTGGTGAATTCATAATGGTTAATATTTGGGTTATGCTTCCATTACTGTCTGAGGAGTCTAGCAAGACTCTATCAGAGCATCCATATTCTTTTAAGAATTGCCCCAAGAAAGAGTTTGTTTTAAGACTGTATGCTGCTCTTACAAGATCAATGTTTTTATACTTTAGGAAGTTTTGAGAGAGTTTATTATCATATTCCTTTAGATTGCTCACAGCATCCAATGCCTTCTGTCCACTCACCTCTTTCCAATCAATCTCTAACAAGTCCGAGTATTCTGAAAAAGAAACTCTGGTATAGTTAACATCTGGCAACACTAGGGTTAGAATGCTGTCCCATATTTGATAGGCACTCATTCTTTTAACCAAAACACTCTGTAACTTATAGTCTTCCACATTTCCAACATATGCTACTCTTGAATAAAAATCAGATGTTGTTATTAACTTAATTAATTCTTTTATACTAAAATCATGAGTTTTGAAATACTCTCCTAGGTGCTTTAAAACTTGTCCCTCTGGATAATCACCAACATTAAAGTTTGTTTCTGGACTTATTAGGGGTTTTCCCACTATGTTTGCCCAAATTCTATTAACTATTGCATTCTGAAAATCTTCATGATTAACAATCCACTCTGAGGCTAGTTGTCTCTTGTTAGACTCTGTTCCTTTCAACTTTCCATCTAGTGTGGATGCACTAACCTCTTGAAATGGTTCGGCATCACTGTATTTGTAGTCATGTGGATACTTCAAAACTTTGCTATCATTATCTGATAGGTTGAAAAGATTTGCAGCCAGCAACTGTCTAACATTATTATCTATTCTATCCTTTTGTGTTATTTCTTTTATTTCAGAATCTATCTTTTTTAACACTTCACTATAGTCTGATCTTTTCTCTCTATTGTCAAGAGGATTGAAAAGTGCTGCCATTTCATAAAACTGTTTTTGAGAGTAGTCTTGAAATGGATCATCATGACACTGTGCACAAGCAATATCCTTTCCTATAAAGAGTTGCAAACTTGTTGCCAAGTTGTCTAGGGGCATACCATTATCTCTGATCATGTATCCTGTTGCAGGATTGTCTGTGTATCTTCCTGTTGCAGACAACAATTCAAAAACAAAACTTTTATAAGAAATGTCATCTCTTATAAAAGTTTTCACATATTGCATGTAGGGATAAGACTTTAGTAGTGCCACATCATCAGATAGTCTTTCAGGTCGTATTCTTAATAAATCTGCCCAAAAATTCTGATAGTTGTTAACATAATCTACACTGTTTAAGATTTTACTAACAGTTTCCAGCTTTTTATCAGGACTGGCGTTTTTTACAAAAGTTTCAACCTCTTGATGTGTTGGTATTCTTCCTGCCAAGTCCATAGATACTCTTCTTATCCACTTATAATCATCAACCTTTTTAGAGTTTCCAGTTACACTATTAGATTTGTAGTATTTTATTAGACTATCATCCAATTCATTATGTGCCATGGAAAGCACAGGAACCAACATTACCAGCAACGAAACTATAAATTTTTTCATAACTGTACAATACTTAACATTACACTATTTCTTTCATGGAAAATTTATTTTCTCTAAATTTTCCCACAGAAATACCACATAGAGGCACTCCTAGCCTATTAGCAATAGTTTCTGCTAGTTGAAGTCTATCCAACAATTTGTCCTCTGACAACACATTTAAGAATGGATTATTGTCCAAACATGTTACAAACAAGTAATCAATTGGACTGTGTGAGATAGCATACTTTAAACCACTATAGTCTAAATGTGCAACTCTGTCAGTTAGACCCCAAACACGGAACCATAAAGAACCCTTATAGGAGGTTTCTGAAATATCAAAAAGAGAAATGTCAAGATTTTGTATCATTGGAATTATTGAGATTCTCTTATACATTATGTCATAAATATTCTGAAAATATGAACTGAATGCAAATATGAACTGAATCTTCGACATGATGACTAACAGAGTTTATGGTTAAACGTCTATTATCATATGAATTATGGCGGAAAACAATGTCCATAACACCACTTTCTACATTATTGTACACCTTTAACCTATTCAACCTTATAATATTTGCAATTGTTTTCATATATTTACAGTTTTGCTTTCAAATTGAACAACATGGCTGCAAAGTTCACTTCTTGATCTAATACAAATGCACTTCTGTACATATATTCACTGATAAGAATACATGCAATACTATTACACTCTCTAACATAGAGATGAAACAGTTCTTTCATAAGAGAGTGATAGTCATTGCCAAATCTATCCAAATTATCTAATACAAATTGCCTTACCTCAAAAACGTCTTTTTTGACTGCTAGGACGGATTTTAATTCTTGGGAGAATTCGCTGTGCTGTGCAGTCTTATAAACAAATGTTCCAGAAATACAGCAGCTTTGCAACTCATTGATAGTTTTTCTAATATCAGGAAAATGCGTTTTGAGAAGAAGTTTTAATGATTCAATTGATTCTTTAGGAATAACGATTTTCTCTTGTTTGAGAATTTGCACCATTCTGGTCATCACTTGTTTTTCATTAACAGAAAATACAAATTCCTGACATCTTGACCTAATAGCCTCTATTAGTTTATTCTTATAGTTAGCAGTAAGAATAAATTTGACATTATCCAAATACTCTTCCATAACTCCTCTTAGTGCCTTTTGTGCAGCTAGGGAAATACCATCAGCCTCATCCAAAATAACAATCTTCTGATTACCATCAATACTACTAACACTGATAAAATCAAAAATTAAATTTCTAACAGTGTCAATATTACCATATTCACTTGCTTTAATGTAAATGTAAGAGTTTGGGGAAAATTTCTTAGCAAGAATTTTTCCAACTGTTGTTTTTCCTAAACCTGGACTTCCTATAAAAAGAAGATTATTAGGAACTCTGGCAAGAGAAAGGAATATCTCCTTGTCACTCTCTGACATTAGAACATCTTCTATCTTTGATGGTCTATACTTTTCTGTCCAAACTTGGGATATGTTCATCTACAACAATAGTCTTATTTTTAGAGTTGTCAAGCATTGGTTGAGTGTTTAGAATCTAAACATTTATAAATCACATCTATTCTTTATAATCATTGATATGCCAAAACACACTAGATATATTGCTGCTGGTATTAGTATAAAAATCATCCGTTTATTAGGCTCTTGCCGTTAAATTTTAAATATGGTGTTGGGTTTTCAACTTGTACACTTTGTATTGATGCTAGTAGGTTTAACACTTGTTGAACTCTTTCAGCAGGAATAGTATAAACTTGCCCTGCTACTGTTACATTAACTTGGTTTGATGTTATTAATGACATATGGAGCACACATAGAGAATCGAACTCTACACGGGAATTTCTTCCACTACGGTTTTGCAGACCGTCCTTTTCACCAGCCAAGCCTGTGCGCTTTTTTATACTTACTAATTGAAAGTATAACATTACTACTGTAAACTATGAATATGGAAGAGTCAAGAGAGAAAAAGAAAACTGAGATAAGAAAGTACGGGTTTTATGCATGTCTAAAAGACTTGGAAAAATGCCTTGGATTATTAGTATTTCATGTTGATGAGAGCATTGTAGAAGGTGTTAAATTTGCCCCAGGATCAGTTTCCAAATTTTCTGTTAAAAAAACATATTTTGAGACTCTTCTAGTGTATAATTTAATAGAATTTGTAGAAATTCTACCCAAAAAAGCATGGAAAGAATACAAATTAGTATATAATAAATAGTTGCATTTGTGCGAGAAGGGGGTAAGGTTTTATATGAATAACAAATATGACAGAATTGTAATAGATGGTAATAATTTTCTATTTAGGGCATTTTACAGCAGAAGACCAGAAAGATTGGTTAATGGCTTTGATGTGAGCAACATTAGTCATTTTTTAACCATGCTGAGAACTCTTCAAAAAAGATTCAAGGCAGAGGAAATTTTGCTTACATGGGATAAAAAGATTAATTGCACCAAAGAAAATTTTAGAAAGTCTCTTGTAAAATATAAAGGCCAGAGGGTGGAGACTGATATCACTAAAAAAATATTTGATAATATAGAGCACATTCAAAAGTTTGTGGATGCACTAGGTATAAGAACATTGTATCCTGTGAATCTAGAGGCTGATGATGTTATCAGATTTTTATCTACTTTGGATGGATATAAGAAAACACTTATAGTGTCTAGTGATAAAGATTTGTTGCAGCTTGTGAATGAGAATACTCATGTGTTTATGCCTGTGAAAGATGTTATTGTTAACTCAGAAAATTTTGAAAGCTTTGCAGGAGTGGCAAAAAAGGATTTCGTAATGTTCAAGTGTATGGTGGGTGATGTTAGTGATAATGTTCCAGGGTTAGATCAGATTGGACCAGTCAGAGCAAAGAAATTAATAGAAAAATTGTCAGAAGAGAATGTTGATGTAGCAACCATTCTAACACAGGAACAGAGAAGCATCATAGAGAGAAATAAATCTATAATGGATTTAAGTATGGTGGATTTGTTGTGTTCAGATGAATATGGGTTTTATGCCCAACAAATGGAAACCTCTAAAAAAGATTTTGATGAGTCTAAACTTAGAAGTTTGTTCAGAGAGTATAAGTTCACCTCTTTTGAGAGGATGATGTTAGAATGGAATAGAGATTTCAACAAAAATAACGTTGAGGATGATTTACTTTCTATGATTTGCATGTAAGTAAGAAATATATGCAATTATTACAAAATACACCAGTTTCATGCAGATCATGTGGACAAATGACACCAGGAAGAGAATTTCAAATAAGAAATTCTGATGGAACAGTGGTAACAGAATGTGAATGGAGATGTCCAAAATGTGGCAGTTTTGTTAAAAAAGGTGTTACTAAAATAGTCAAACCAGAAAATAAACAATAATGAGAACTAGTAAAAAAATACTAATGTACACAGTGTCATTCCTAGTGACACTGTTTATAAGTCTTGGACTTGCTGCTGGAACAGAACTTTTTACAGGATTTTCCTATAAACCACTAACATTTTTCTTTTTCTGCATTCAACTAGCTGCTAGCTTCTACATCACAAACATATACGAGAGTAGGAATGTTATCAAAGCAGTGCAAGAATATGCTAGTAAACCCTACAAGAAATACATCTTACCTATAAACTGTGGGCACTGTGGGCAGTCTAATGAAATTGAAATTGATTTAACAGACACTGAATTTAAGTGCACCAACTGCTCTAAAATGAACGGTATTCATATCAGTTTCATGGGGTCTGCTATAACAGAACCGATAAACACTGATATGTTCTAATATGAGTTTTCTCAAACCTGATTTTAATTATAAACCAAGCAAGAACTTGTTTAGCACTCATGAAACCAAAGAATATGAGCCTCAAGAGAAGATATTCAGTGGCTCTGATTTGGCACCATTCATAGCAGTTTTTTCAAAACAATTGGATGATGAGAGTCTATTTAGATTTTATACAAATGCTTGTATAAGCTTTAAGACTAGTGTTAATGTGTCTGATAGTGAATCTTTCCTAGTAAAATTCTTAGAAGCATTTCTGTTCAGCATTAAGAAAACTTTTCCAGATATGGATTCGGATTCCTTAAATGATCTAGAAGAAAAAATTAACCAACTAAACAAATCACTTGCAAAAAGCTTGAAAAATGTTAATGTAGAAAACAAATATCTCTTGCCACTTACTTTGGGTCTTATAGAAGCAATGTTAAGTTACGAAAGTTATTAATTTTTATGGAAAATATCGAAAAAATAGTGATACCATCTATTCCTAAAAAGGAAAAAAATGAATCAAAGAAAACAGTCTTGGTAGAAAAGGAAAGCTTACCAAGAAAAAACAGAACAATAACTTGCAGATATTGCCAAGTTGATAAAATTTTAAATCCTAATCAATATCAGACTCTGTTTGATGCATGTGGTAGTGATGAACAAAGAGTTACTGAGGAATTCATGTGCAAAGCATGTGAGATGAGTATGAAACGTAATCCGTTTCTTTTTTGGTCAAATTATGGTGATGCATTCTCAGGTATCATTAAAGATGTAAAATCTATATTTGATACTTTCCGAAATTCAAGAAGAGAGGTATCAGATGCAGTAAACCTGCAAAATTCATCAGTTTCTGTTTTACAGGGATATAAAATTCCAGACTCTAATTTTGAATTTATTGTTGTGGAAGGTCTACCCTCTGGTATCAGAATAAGGAACGTACCCTTTGTAGGGTCGATTTCTTTGAATGTTTACAAAACAGGCAAAGAGAAGATAGAAATAATATAACCTTATGCAATCAGCTAATGAAATGCCTATGAAAGAGTGTTGTAATTGGATTGCACTATGTAATGCACTGAAATTTATAAACCATACAAGCACTCTTACAGGAAAGAAAGTGGATGAAAAAGATATAGACTATAGAGAAATGATAAATTATATAGAGTCTGTTAGCGGGGATATAGAAACATGTTTTAGAGAAAAAGGAGGGGTTCCTTTTAAATATTCTTTAAATATGAATCTAGAAGATTCCAAAGAAACATCAGATTTAACCTATGATTTTCTTGATTAAAGGCTTTTGAAACGAAAAAGGGAGTGTGATAAACACTCCCTTTTTTATATATTAGTTTGTTATTAAAAACTGGCAGTTGTGATAAATAATTATATGGCACTTGGCAGTATTAAAAAAGCGTATGAAGTTTTCAGACAACATGATTTCTCAAGATCATTTCAATTAAGAATCTTGGATTTTAATAACGTTCCTGATTATGTTGAAAGGGAACTTATTCAGAGTGAAGGTAGATTATATGCTACCTCTTATGTTGTTCCTGGAAGAACTATCCAAAATATTGATATTCCTTATCAAGGATTTCAATTCAAACTTCCTGGTCAAGTGGCATATGATAGTCCAAACCCATGGACCATAACATTTAGAACTCCTGGAGACTATCTTGTTCGTAATGCATTTGAACGCTGGAGCTTTGAGACTGCTAATGATGATACCTCTTGTGGAAGATTTCAAATGCCTTGTGAAAGCACTACTGTGGACATAGCAGTTCTTTCCCCAAAATGTGAAATTATAAGAGTTTATAGATTGCACGGTATATATCTTCAAAACGTGAGTGAAATTCAGTACAACCAAGAGAACAACGAGGGAACAACTTTCACAGCAGCCCTCCACTATCAATACTGGAGACCTGCACAAGGGTTTGACACTGGTTTGGTTGACAGCACAGGAGTTAATAACCAACTCATTGACAGCGTATTTGCTACCTATGAGAGCAGAATACAAGCTGGAAATGGGGCATGTCCACCAACAAATATTCCAAGAATTTAAAGAAAAAAAGGGCTACTTAAGTAGCCCTTTTTTTATACCCCAAACAGGAATTCAAACACTTTATTATACATTTTGTTTTTCCATATTCTAAACTTTGCCTTATAACCAACCAATTCTAATTGACTGGAAAAATCACTTGTGCGAGCATCATAGTATAATATTTCTGTATTGCCAGCTTTTAATGTTGCTGTGTTTTTTGATAGTAAAACAACACAATCTATATATGTATCATGTCCATCATATCTCTTGTAGTGGTACTTAATAGTATCCCCATCATATATTCTAAGTCCTTTTTTATCTAGTAAAAACTTCATAGTCTTATTTATTGTCATCTTCAACTTTAGAAAGTTGTTCTTCTTTTTCAAGCCATTCCCTATATCTTTTCTTAACAATAGTATGTAAATTGTAACCATGACTGTTGATTTGTGGAACAATATTATTCCTCAACCAATTTCTCTTGTAAACATCTTGCTCATTAGTTTCATCTTCAACCACATATTGTTGCAGATTGTTTTGAGAGATATAATCTCTCATTTCTTGTTTAGTTGTTAAGATAAAGGGTCTAATAACACTCAAATTACTAGAAAATTGTGTAATCAAAGGAATTGGTAGATACTCAGGAACACCACAGAAACAATTATTCAAATAGTTTTCCACAGCATCATCCAAATGGTGTCCTGTTACCACAAATCCCAAATCTTTCATAGAACCATAGCGATAGCCTCTCAAGTCACTCTCACTCATGCCTTTTTGTTCAGACACATCTCTTAATGAGATTTTCAAAGGAATGGTGTAGTCTTTACAAAAATCCATACATGCTCTTTGCATATCAAAGTTTTGCTGCCTTAGCATATGATTAAAATGAAAACATTTTAATTCTGTATTAGGATATCTTGTTTTGATAAAATGTGCCACTGCTAGACTATCACAGCCTCCTGACAAGGCAACTGTTAGCTTGAATCCACCAGTTTTAATGATGCTTGATATGAAACGCATACAAGACAATACCACTTCAACAAGAGTTGTCAAATAAAAACCCGTCCTTTTGAGACGGGTTTTTATCCACTACATGTAAACCAACCTTCTATTAAAGGTTATCTTCTATGTAGGTTGCTATCCATTTGAAGCTCTTTCCGCTAGTGGCCACAGTGTTAATCTTATCCAAGATTGAACTGTTACCAACTAGAACACTAGGAAGAAACAATTGACACTCATCAAGAGGACGCTTTCTATTAGAGAGTCTATTCTTATCAACACCAACCAATCTATAGGCAACTCCAAGGGGATTATATGCATCATTCTGTGCATCGTACATCTTTTGAGATTGTGAATATCTACCACTTCTAAGTGCTCTTACCAATTTACGCCTAAATGCTTTAGGCATCTTTTCTTTTTGTATTTCTGTTTTCATACTCCTATAATATACGATATAGGAATCTGATTTCAACTAAAATCTTTTAGAAATTCTTCCTCTGTCCAAATCTGTTGGACTCATTTGCACCATCACAGAATCTTTTATATCAGGTTTAATAAACTTTTTATTTAACTTTCCACACAAGTAGCACAATACCTCTTTTTCTGTTCCATCCAACACAACCTTGTACATTGCATTTGGTAATACTTTTGATACCACTCCTCTTACTTCCACTGTTTTAGTTTTCATATAGGTATTAATCCAAATTGGGTGATTCTTTCAATCTGGTTTCTGTAAAACTTTTATAAATTCCTTGTAAAAATCTTCATTATACCCATTAGTTCTCTCACGAACTAGAATATGTTCACGGTCTTTCCCCCAATAACGAGGTTCCAATTCAAATCCTACACGATATTCATCATCAGCATCTTTCCATATCCAATCACTTCCATATGCATAAGTTATATGATACAAACCACTAACAAGTTTTACATCTATTTCAGGTTCAAAAACCTCTTTATTCATCATTTCGTAAAATGGTCTTATTAAGACATATAACTTTTTAGTTGGATATTGATATTTTATATCTATAAGCATACTAGATTATGTAGCCAGTTTTTTCAAAAATGTGTTTTCTGTACATTTTGTATGGCATACTTTTAAAATCATCCTCATCAGTCATAATGTAGCAACTTTTGGAAAAATGTTCAATTTTCCTATCATAGTCATAAGACTCTGAATTTTCATACAAAAGGGATGTTCTTGCTGGTGTGTATTCTGGTGCAGACAAACGAGCAAAGTTCCCAAAATTATCATTGGAAATTTCAATGATTTCTCTTACAACAAATGCATTTCCACTAAAACCTGATCTTAGCATGAGAAGCTTCATTCCAACCTTCAAGTCTTCCCATTTATACTCCACTCTTCTCTTATATTCTAAAGAGATTTTGGGGTATTTCTCAGTTACATATTCTTCAAGTGTCATTGTATGGGACGGTTTAATTGTTATGGTGGGCTAGGAGGAATTCGAATCCCCATGTGTCCAGTTACGGTTTCAACTCGTTAGAAGCGAGAGCCGATACACGCCCATTTGTAATTATTTCTATTATGGCGGAAGGTTAGGGATTCGAACCCTAGGCACCTTGTTTAGGGGTGCATCTGTTTTCCAAACAGACTACTTATCCATCTAGTTTACCTTCCTTTTTTTGTTACACTAAGCACAGCAGACAACACTATCAACAAGCCTGATAAGAACATGAAGTCTATCATTAATTCTACAAACCTTAATTGGTCTGCATTTAGTGGTTGTATTGAAAAAACCTTTAGTGCTTTTGCTAGAATCATAACTTTTTAATAAATCTTTCGCCTCTTTCTGTACTCAGTAATTCCGCGAACATAGTTTTAATATCAAATTTTTGAAGCTTAATTTTTAATTGATCAAAACTTTAAACTTTAAATTCGGTATCGTTATCAGAAGTTGTATAAGAATCCTTTGAGATTTTTTTGCCTTTCCTTTTCCAGAAAGAGGGAAAGAAAATTTTACTGAAAATCTATTTGCGTTGTGGCATTGAAAGTGTCAACTTCATCTTGAAGGTCTTCAATCCTTTTCTTGAAAAATTGAATTTGAGATTGTCTGTTAGCCTCATCAATGTAACTCTTTATTTCCACAGGTTGGAATGGAACTGTTGAATTGTAACCATATGGTGGTTCTGTTACACCTTCTTCCACTGGTAGACGCTCAAAAAAAGTGACTTGAGACTTATACTCTGCCATTTCTTGTAATTTGGCAGCAATTCCTGCTGTTGCTACTGCAATTTTACCCTTAAGATCAATCAACTTATCTCTGGTACTTTCCAATTCTGCCCAAATCTCTGTGAGATTAATGGTTCTAAAAACCTGCTTTTGTGCATCAGTTACATTGAACTTTGTTGCCTTGTCTTGTAAATCTTTCAACTTACCTGCTAAACGATTTTTTACCTTTAATGCTTTTGCTAATGTTATCATAGTGAGATAGTATACTCTATTATAGTTTGGTAATCAACTCTTTTTTTGTATTTCGGAG